TTATCATGGGGTGATGAAGCGAAAGGAAAAATAATTGGATGTTTATCTAAATCTGGTAAATATGACTATGATTGTAGATGGGCAGGGAGTAATAATGCAGGACATACAATATATAAAAATGGTATTAAATATAAAACACACTTAATACCTTCAGGTGTTTTATTTGGTATTAAATCTATAATAGGTCCGGATTGTGTTGTAAATAAAGAAGGATTTTTCAAAGAAATTAATTATTTAAAAGAAAATGGATTTAATACAGATTTAATAAAAATTTCACCAAAAGCACATATAGTAACTCCTAAACATATTGAAGAAGATAAGATAAAATATTTTAAACAACAAGGGACTACTGCAAAAGGAATTGCTCCTTGTTATAGAGATAAATATGCAAGAATTGGAAGTCGGGTTGAAGATAAATGTAACTATGAACATTTTAAAGATTATATATGGGATGAAAAATTAGAAGGAAACATATTATGTGAAGGAGCTCAGGGATTTTGGTTAGATATTAATTATGGTAATTATCCCTATGTCACTTCGTCTAATACATTACCATATTCTGCTTGTTCATTAGGATTTTCACCTAAATTAATTAGAAATATATATGGTGCTTGTAAAATATATGACACTCGTTCTGGATTAGATCCAGATTTTCCAGAAAAATTATTAGAAAATAAAGAATTATTATTAATCGCCAATGAAGGTAATGAATATGGTGTAACTACTGGACGAAGAAGGAAAGTAAATTGGTTAAATCTTAATAAATTAAAAAACTCTATTAATATTTCTGGAACTACACATTTAATTATATCTAAAATTGATATATTTAAAAAAATAAATTTATTTAAACTTTTAGATAAAGATGAAAAGTTAATTAGTTTTAATGATCTACTATCAATTAAATTATATATACAACATTTTTTACATATTAATTGTTCAAATTTAAAAACTATTATATATTCTAATGATGTTGAATATATACCAGATTTAATTATCTAATATATTTGATGTTATTTTAATACCACAATATGGCTTAGGATTTTTACTATAATCATCATAAATATATAATCCATTATCACGCGCGATTTTAAGCAACCATTTAAAGTTTTCCCAAAATGTATCAGTATGCCCAATTTCATCGGTTGCAAGATGTCCTAATTCATGGATTCCTACATATGATAAAGTATTATCATCAATTAGGTCTCCTTTTTCATCTCGTGCAATTAAGCAAAATAATATTTTTTCCTTATTAACTGAATATGATGTATATTTTTCATCTTTAGTAGATTCACTTAATTGATTTGAATTATAGTTTTTTTTTAAGAAAGATACTCTAGGATCATTAGGGTATTCATCTTCAGCAATTTTAATAATTTTCAAGAATTTTTGATTCATTTTTGCAAGTTTATCAGCAACTTCTTGTGAGTTACTATTAGTTTTAACTAAGTATTCATTACCATCTATATTACTTTTTACATATTCTACTTCTGTAAATTGTTCACGAACATAAAATACGCCAAAAAAAGCTATTAATAACAATACAAATAAATCAAATAGGTTCATTTATTTTAATTAAATATATTTAAAAATTTGAATTTTATTTTTAATAATAATAATAAAATATAATATGTCATCATTAATTTTTCAAGCTATTGATTGGTTAGTTACTGATTATAGCGAATATAATGAAGATGAATTAGATTCAATTAAAATAAAATACTTAATTAAAATTTTTGGTAGAAATATGGAAGGTGAACACATTTCTATAAATATAAAAAATTATCCAACATTCTTTTATATAAAAGGAATTGATGATTTACCTGGTGTAAAAGGAATAAATAATTTAAATGATGGGTCCCATAATAATATAATTAATAATCTTAGAAATTATATTGAATATAATTTACCAAAAAAATATAAAAATTCAATTAAATGTTGTAAAATTTCTAGAAAGAAGGATTTATGGGGATTTAATAATAATATACCTTTTAAATTTATTTATTTATCATTTACTAATTTTAGGGCTATGAAAATAGCTAGTAATTTATTTTTAAAAAAAATATCATTTGGACCATATAATATAAAATTTAAATTATATGAAAATAATATTGAACCTTATTTGCGATTTGTTCATAAACAAGATTTACAAATAAGTGGATGGTTACAAGTTGCAGACTCTAAATATAATGTAACAGATGAATTTAATGTTAAAAAAGGTAAAACTTATAATGTTAATTGGAAGGATGTAAAGCCCTATCAATCTACTAATATTGCTCCTTTTATAATAGGTAGTTTTGATATTGAATGTAATTCATACGACGGGTCGTTTCCGTGTGCAATTAAAACATATGATTCATTTGTTCACGGATTATTAGATTATCATAATTTATTAAATAATGAAATAAAACAAATAAAGCAAGATAAGATTTTCAAATATATTTTAGATACATTACAAAATAAAAGTTTAAATTTTAAACAAGAACTTAATATTGATAAAATAACTGATAAATTAGAAATTCAGATTGAAGATATTTTATCAATATTAAAAGGAAAATTACAATTTGAAAAAGAAAGTATAAAAAGAAATAAAATTAGAAATCTTTCTGCTTATTTTGAATTTGAAAATAAACTTGAAGAAGGTGATGATTTATCATCTTCTGAAATTGTTGAAAAACTTGTTGAGAAATTTACAAATTTCTTACCACCATTAAATGGTGACCCGGTAATTCAAATTGGAACAACCTTTCATAAATATGGGGCAAAAGAATGTTTTAAAAAAATAATAGTTACTTTGGACACTTGTTCAGATATTCCAGGTAGTATAGTAATTAGTTGTAAAACTGAAAAAGAACTAATACAAAAATGGGTTGAAATAATCAATGAAATAGACCCAGATGTTTTAACTGGTTATAATATCTTGGGATTTGATTTTAATTATTTATATCATAGATCAATGGAATTAAATTGTGTTGAATATTTTTGTAATCTTGGAAAATTAAGAGAACCTATTTCAGAGTGTGAAATGGATGATGAGGGGTATTGTAAAAAACACTGGGTTAAGAAATGTCTATCATCTTCTGCATTAGGTGATAATTTCTTAAAATATATTTCAACAGAAGGACGTGTAGTAATAGACTTAATGAAAGAAGTTCAAAAGAATTTTAATTTAGATACTTATAAGTTAGATAATGTTGCATCTCATTTTATAAATGGCAATGTTAAAAAAATACAAAATGAAAATGATAAAATGAAATTATATTTAGATAATCCAATTGGTATACAAAAAAATAATTATATAAAATTAGATGGAGCTAAATATTTTATAGATGAAATAAATTATAATGATAATTCAATAATAATAAAAACAGATTATGATATTTTTGATAAAAATATTAATTATAAAAAATGGGGGTTAGCTAAAGACGATGTAACCCCTCAAGAAATTTTCAAATGTCAAAGTGGAACTTCTGATGATAGAGCTAGAGTTGCTAAGTATTGTATACAAGATTGTGTTCTATGTAATTATTTAATCATTAAATTAGAAATAATTGCCAATAATATTGGTATGAGTAATGTATGTTCTGTTCCTTTTTCATACATCTTTCTAAGAGGTCAAGGAGTAAAATTATTTAGTTTGGTTGCAAAACAATGTAAACAAGATAATTTCTTAATTCCGTATCAAGATAAAAAGTGGAAATGTGAAATATGCAATATAAATAATAGTTCATTTGATGATTTTTGTAAAGACGAATCGTGTCTTTCTCCAAAACCTGAATATGAAAGTTTTGAAGGTGCCATAGTTCTCGATCCAATCCCAGGTATTTATATTGATGCTCCTATATCTGTATTAGATTATGCTTCTCTATATCCATCTTCTATGATTAGTGAAAATATATCTCATGATACTATTATTTTAGATGAAAAATACAATAATTTACCTGGTTTTGAATATGTTGATATTTCATTTGATATTTTTAAAGGAAAAGGGGACGCCAAAAATAAAATAGGTGAACAAACTTGTAGATATGTTCAATTTCCTGATGGTGAAAAGGGATTACTTCCTCGTATTCTACAAAAATTATTAAAGCAACGAAAAGCTGCACGAAAAAAAATTACATGGAAAACTATAACTTTAATTTCAGGTGAAAAATATATGGGTAATATTATTCATGAAGATGATAACATTATAAAACTAAAAGTAGAAGATATTGATACAATTGATATAAGTAAAAAAAACATTAATAGTAATGTTGATACTCAAAATGAATTTCAAAAAGCAGTATTAGATGGTCTTCAATTAGCTTATAAACTAACCGCTAATTCATTGTATGGTCAAGTAGGTGCACCAACAAGTCCAATCTATATGAAAGAACTTGCCGCAAGCACTACCGCTACTGGTAGAAATTTGATTATGTCTGCTAAAAAATTTGCAGAAGAAGAATACAAATGTGAAGTAGTTTACGGAGATACCGATAGCGTTTTTATAAAATTACCAAAGTTAAAAGACTATTCACATTACGGTCATCCAACAGAAAAACAAAATATTTTACAATATAATGTAACAGTTGGCGAACAATTATCAGAAGATTTTCAGAAAAAATTGAAACCACCTCATTGTCTAGAATGGGAAAAAATGTTTTATCCGTTTATTATATTTAGTAAAAAAAGATATGTTGGTAATTTGTATGAACAAGATGTAAATAAATTTAAACAGAAATCTATGGGAATTGTATTGAAGCGAAGAGACAATGCAAATATTGTAAAGATAATTTATGGAGGATTAATAAATATAATTTTGAATGAAGGAGATATTAAAAAATCATTGAAATTTTTAGATGATTCTTTGAATAAATTGACAAATGGAGAATATCCAATGGAAGAATTAATAGTTACAAAAACTCTAAGAGGTTTTTACAAAAATCCAAAACAAATTGCTCATAAAGTTCTGGCAGATAGAATTAAAAAACGAGATCCAGGAAATGCACCTCAATCTAATGATAGGGTCCCATATGTTTATATACAAGTAAAAGAAAATCAAATTGTTAAAAAATTACAAGGTGATAAAATTGAAGATCCAAAATATATTGAAGAAACTAATTTAACACCAGATTATGGACATTATATTACCAATCAGATAATGAAACCTTGTTTACAATTATATGGATTAATTTTAGAAAATTTGACTGGATATAAACATAAAAATGACAAAAAGTTTTGGAAAACAAAGAGAAAACTTTTACTCGAAGATAAAAAAAATGAAAAAAAAGTTGATGATAAAATTAAACAACATCGGGAAAAAGAAGTAGAAGAATTACTATTTAGTAAATATATTACTAGAATAGAAAATAAAAAAAATGGTGTTAAAACAATGTTTGAGTATATGTAAATAAAATTTGTAAGTAAAGTTATTATAAAATTATATATTTAGGTTGTCATTTTAAGGTTCATTGTGTGTTCAAGTGTATTTTTATTATTATTGAGAGGTTTCGAACGTGATAACTTTATTTTTTGTTCAATTTTTCTCAATCTATTCTCATCAATTGGAATAAAATTATTCATATTATTTTGTGTATTATAATTAATTTCTTCTAATTGTTGATTAGTTGCAATCATAGGATAGTCAAGGACATTAATTATTCTATTACTATTTGTAAAATTTCTAAATTCTTCTATATCTAATTTACCACCAAAAATTTTCAATGAAATTTTATGAGGTGCTAATTTTATTATATTTTTATAGTTCAATTTTTGTGAAAGTAAATTTATTAAACTATAACATTCCCATACATCTAACATATTATTATTATCATTAAAATTATATGAACTGACACATTCCAATGAACAAAAACAACCAGTTACACTAAACTTATTATTTTTATATTTTATTGGTAATCCAAATGGTTTATTTTCGAATGTATGACAACACCACCAACATAATACATTTGTATTATCTATCCATTTTTTATTTTCAATAAACTCTTCTAAACATGTATGTGTATTTTTTTTTTCAATACTATTCATTATATTCTCTTTTTTATCAATATTTCTCATTATATTCTCTTTTTTATCAATACTATTACATTTATTAATATTTGAAGGCAATGATGAAAAACTATTTACATTATCATATGCTGATGGATATTCAATTGAAGAATTATTTATTAATTCAGTATTATAATTAAATTGACATTCTAATGCTTCATTACATTTTTCAGATGGATTTTTAATTTTTAGATTTAAAATAATTGTTTCTTCTTCATCTTTTTTATTTATATATTCTGAAATATCTCTTTTTTCAATCATATGAGATTTGGGTTTACGTCCTCGACGTTGTTTAGGTTTATTAAGTTCTCTTTCAATCTCTTCTGGTGTTTTAATTTTTTTCTTTCTACCTCTTTTTTTTTTAACAGGAACATCTGAAACATTTTTAGAAGATTCTAAATTTTCTAATTCAGTAACTTTAGTTTCTTCTGTCATATATTATATATAATTGTTATTTTCTTAAACGAGTTTAATTTAACCAAAATAATTCAGTATTCAGTTAAGATGGAGGTGTTGGCCAATTTACATTAATTAATTCTCCATTGTCATCTAATTGTGGTGAAGAATTTGATGGTAAATTACGAAGTGTATGACGATAATCTAACCAGGATTGTTTAATTTCTTCTGTTGCGTGAGGATAATCAATAGCAGAATATTTATCTGTATTATCTAATAATAAATCTCTTTGAGTTCTTA